CCAACCTTTCTTATCACAGTATTGAGCGTAGGTTGTTTTACTTCCTTTGTATAACTTTGCATTCGGATTTTGGAATACAAAACGAATATCTATTCCAGGATATTGTTCAAATATAAGGTCAAATTTAAGTCGGTCTGTCTTTACCCATCTACCTTTTGTTTCAACATACATTTTATTGCCAGATGTTTTTGTTAGAACAAAATCTGGTGTATAGTTGTGTTTAGTCTCTGGTTGTATGTAGGATATTTTTTCTGTTTCATAACCAAATGATTTTTTACTTTCTTTTAATAAATCATTTACATTATCTTCTAATCCACTACGAAACCCATGTTTTATTGCAACTTGATTTCTACGCATTACATATCAAACCTTACAACGATATTCATATCTACATCGTCTCTTTTTTCAAGAGGCGTTCCCATTTTAGCAACTGCAACTAATTCTCTATCTTCATTATACAAACCAACAGTTGTTATGTATGGATTAAAAAATGGATTTGTTACATATTTGTCAATGATAGAACTATTTTCCAAATTATCATTTAACACGCTAGGATTTTGTGTAAAATTAAATTCATTTTTTCTAATCTTACATATTATTTCATGTTCGTGTATTGTTTTTGTACTTCTAAACTGTCCTTCAAAACCATTTGTTATTTGAGAATGATCAAAATTACCAGTATTACCTAGAAGAGCATTTGCATACTTTGGTCTTGGATCAGAAACAACAACCATTCCTTTTTCATAAAAAATGTTACCAACTCTATTTGTCTGATATGCATAACTTGCTGTTATATGGTTATCACTTAAATGTAGAATTTCGTTAGAACTCAATCCCTTGTTGTATACTCTTATTTCGTCAAGTGATCCAGAAAAATAATTTTCACCCGTACCGTTATCTGCAATATAAAATTCACTATTATTTCGGACTCTATCTGATATTGACAAGGATGCAGATGCATTAAGAATACCATCTAACCATATTTGATATTCACTTCCAGTTTTTTGGCAAACAACATGATGCCAAATACTCGATGTTAGTGCACTTGAACTGACTTCAACTAATTGTACTTCTGATTTTTGTTTGAAGTGTATTGAACCAGAAATCATTTCATTTGAATTACTTATAGTAATATCAAATGGGTATAAATTTTCTACTATGGATGTTGTTACAAGATCCTCACCATTTACTACACTACTGTTTGTTGTTTTTTTATCAAAAAGAGAATTGAAATTATTTGTTAAAATTGATTGAGTTGGTGGTATATTTATCCAAAAACTAAAAGCAAAATCACTTCCACTATTAAAATTGAATCTATCTTTATTTTTAAGATATAGATATGAACCATTAAAATTAGCAGAAACACCAGAAGATCTAATTTGATTTGTTGTTGGAATACCAGTTTGATATGTTATTAACTTTGGATTGATTATATCTACATTATTTTTATATGGCGATAAATCCATGGTGTAATCTAACTTATTGTTTTTGTAATTAAACTCTCTATATTTTTCATTAAATCCAATATACAAAAGGTTGTATTCATTCGGAACAAAATTGGATTCATCAAATACAGTATCTATCAAATTTCCATGACCGTCATCTATCAATGTATATTCCCATGCAGATTGAGGTGGTCCATATTGAGATGGTATTCCCCCAACTTCTGATGCCGAATACTGATAGTGATTTGTTACGGTAAAGGATCCTTCCTTAATCCCCTCACCAAACATACCCATCGGTAATGCCATAATTGAACTTGATTGCCAAAGGTATGTTACAGTATTATCATCAGTTATGTCCAATGGATTTTTATTATTTTCATATTCAGTATAAAAATTATGATCCAAATAATACCATAAAAGTTTAGGATCAATACTTTGAGTAGTAAAAACTCTTTCATATAGAGATGAACTTAAATTTGCAACATTACCAAAATACTTGTGATTTTCTGGATAAAGTGCACGATACAAATTCATTCCATATTTTGCATGATGATAAATACTACTAGTGACAGTTTCAAAACGCCATAGTTTATTTGCCTCAAAAGTTCTAACGGTATAATCACCGCCTTTTAATTTCTTCCAAGCAACGCTTAAATTATTTCCAAATTGAAATGACATTAGTTTGTTCTCACTCTTACTTGAAATACATATTCATCTTTATTACCTTTAATTATTGGTTTTTTTGTTTTACCAATGGCAATTAGTTCTCTTTTATCATTATACAAACCTATTGTTGTGATTGCAACTTTTGGATTTTCTCTAAATGAAAAAAATCTAACTTCATTTTTACTACCACTAACATATGTTGGATTACTGGAATAAGACATTTCATCAGCCTTAATTCTACAAAAATACGTTTCAACTAATGTTAATTCAGATGATCGAGCATACCAAGCACCATATTCTGATCTAACTGCATTTGGTGATGTAGAACCACTTATTGCATAAAATAATTTTTGTATATTATCGCCTTGAATGGAAGCGGTAACTGTGTTAAAGGAACATGATTGATCCAAAACAACCCCATCTAAAATAAGAAATCCTTTTTTCGGGAATACAACCCCCCAAGCATTAGCATCATCAGTATCATGTATACCATCTTGTAAAGATCCAGAAACCAAATAATAGTAGTCTTTAATATCTTCTGTATAAGATATTTTTTCTTTGCCATCACTTGAATCGTCTATTAGAGTAAATATAACATCTGATCCAGTATCAAAATAAAAATTGCTTCCAGTATTGTATAGTTGATTTGGATTTGATACTATCGGTGATAATGTAATTTGAAAATTTCCAGGATCCAATCTGTCTTTAATTGAATCTCTGTCAAAATGTACAACATAAAAATAATCACCGTTTGCATTATTCTTAAATTGAAATTTTCCAGAAGTTGATTCAAAACAATCCATCATGTATTTACGAAACATTGTTTTTGCGGGCAAGTATTCCGTTGTTGTGTTTCCAATTATATTTGTATAAGAAGATCCAGATCCAGATATATGTGCATACGATATATCAAATTCACGATGTTCTGATGATGTGTTTTTGTTACTATAAATAGTTTGATAGTATCTGTTATGATTTGAAGTTATTGATCCTGTATAAAAATTTTCTAATTTTTCTGCATTTGTACAACTGAAATATCCCTTTGATTTATACATAGGTGACGGTGCTTTATATTCTTGTTGTAAGTTTATTTTTTTGAAATTAAAAGATGGTGATGTGACCGACCAACCATCATTGATAAATTTTATTTGGGGAACAATGGAGTTTGGTTGTGTTTCATTTACAACTATTATCTTATTTGCAGGTGGAAAATCGTTTTCCATCTGAAATGTTACATATGCCTCAAGTAAATCAAGAACATTTTTATTTATTCTAAACGAATCTAATAACATAACATCTATCCATTTGTACCAAATTCTTTTATTGTACCAACAAAATAATTTTCTAATTCATCAAAAGTACCAAAACCAACTTCAAAATCATTTGCAAGTTTTTGTATTGTTTCTTCTGATATATCGTAGTTTACTTCTTCGCCCTTTAATTGTTTTAGGAATACCCCATCAAATGTTTGTCCAGACATTGGTGCAATATCTCTACCAAATTGTTGTACTTCTTCTACAAGTAGGTTATTAGTCAATTCAAGCGTTCTTTTTTCTTCTTGAATTGCTGCAATTAAATCTTTGGCATCTTTTTCATTACTTACAAAAAATCCATTATCTTTTATACAATCGTTAAAAATTTCAGAACTTTTGTTTGCAATTATTGTATTTGTTTTTGTTACAATTTCAGGCATAGGTAAAAATTCATCTTTAATTATATTACCTTCTAATTGCCTTTTGAAATCTTCTACATATTCAGGACCAAAATTTTCAAAAAAATTAGATGGTTCATTAAAAAACGATACAGATGGAACCGGATAAATTATTTCGGTGCTCAAAGTTGCCAGTATTTGTGATTCAGGTAATGACATTACCAATTTAACCTTATTTTTACTAAAACATCATTTTCAAAAGTCTTTTTTATAGGTTTATTCAATTTTGCAACCGCAAGTAAATCTTTTCTATCATTGTATAAACCGATAGTTGTTATGTAAGTAACAGGATTATCTACAAAACAATCATATTTTAATTTTCCTTTTTCTTCATTAGTATGTAAAACATATGTTGGATTTGTTGTATAGTTTGCATCAACAGTTGGGATTCTAACAAAATAATGATTAGTAGTTTTTGTTTTTACACTACGAGCTTTCATATGATGACCTAAAGCAGCTGCACCACTAATAGCAGTATACAATTTCCAAGCATTATCACCTGCAATATCACTACCAGTAACAGTATTGAATGATAAGTAATCATTTAATCTGCCAGGATTTAATACAATAACGCCTAAATTTGGATATACTTTTCCATAAACTGGTATTTGTGATGATTCATTTTCTTTGTATATTCCATTTGAAATTGAACCACTAACTATGTCAAAACTTGAAAATGGATCATTTCCACATAGAACACTTTCATCCGCATCGCCAGAATTGTCAATCAATGTTAGTATTTTATTTGATGAACTTACTTGAACATTACTTCCAGTATGAACATTATTTGCAAATCGACTACCACTCAATTCTGCGAGACTTATTTCAAAATTGCCAGCATCCAATCTATGACTTAAATTATCTCTATAAAAATTCAATACATAAATGTCTTTTGGATCCGTAAATTCAGCTATCAACGAAACCATATCGGTTTGAGGAATATCAGTAAATGTAAATTTTGTAGTAGGCATTTCTAATGCCTTTAGTCTATACTGTGAATATATCGCTTTACTTGGTGTATCACTAGCGTCATACCCATTAGAAAGAGATCCAGAACCGTCATAATGTCCATATGCAATAGAATAATATGGTTTATTATCACAGTTATTTGGGCAATCCACTATATCATAATAGTATTGTTTTGATGCAGTAGTTTGAATTGAACTTGTTAGATAACAAGATGGCGACTGTGAACCACTAAATAAACCAAAAGTCATATCCTTTTTTACAGCAGTTAATAAATCATATCCAAAAATTAGTGGATGAAAAGATCTTATTGAAGATGGATTACACTCTGCCCTTGTTGATGGAACAGCTGCAACCAATCGTTCTATAATACTCAAAAATGGATATTCTGGATTTGGTAAGAACTGTTTTGGAACAGTTTGTGTTTCAATAATTTTTGTAGTTCCAAATCCATCAATATAAGTAAACCCTTCGTATATTTCATCACATTTTTCTATAATGAAATCGGTACATCCACAAGGATTTGTTGGATCAGGAATTGGTTCAGACTGATTACATTGTTCTTTTGATGGTAAACAATTTTGTCCAGTTCTATCAAATCTTATACTATCATCAGCAATAATAGTTGTAAAAAATCTTTCACCGGTTTCATCGTAAAATGGAACATACACATCTTTCCAAATATACCATTTACCGTTTGTTACATCTAATATAGCATTTGGATATGCAGGAACATCTTTAGATCCAACTCTACCATCACCCAAAACCATATGTTGAACATAAGGACCTTTTATTGCTGGTAATGAAAAATCTTCGGTTGATGATAAAGATTCTTCTAATTTTTTTGATGTGTTGTTTGTTGATGAAACATAATCAACTGGAACATTGTTTGTACTACAAATCACATCAATATAAACTTTTTGTTGTCTTTTTATATCAATAACATATTGTCTTGATGTACCAACATAACATGGTCTTCCTGGTATAGGAACATTCTGTGTATCTACTCCAGTTTGAGTTGCCCTTAATACCGAGTTTTCTCCATAAAAAACGTTAAATGTTCTATCGGTTGCAACTTTTACTGATCCATCAAATTGATTATTTACACTCAATGATTTGTAAAGTTCGGATGAACTGTCATAATCATTTTTATTATCGTTTACATCTCTATATGTTGTTGTTGGTGATTCTTTTAATTTCCAATGTATATTTTTTGTAGCATCATTGTAAGGTTTATTACAATCAATTTTTGGAATATCAATTTTATCGCAATCACTAACGGAACCACAAGCGGATGTAATAGATGCAACAAAATAAGGCAACCTATCCATTGGTGTTGGCGATAGAGGATCTCTATATGGATATGACATTTGATCGACCATTGGGCTATCAAATTCATTTATATCCAAATATAGTTTTTGTCCGTCTGTATAACCTTGGTTTTGTTTGAACCAATTTTTAATAGATCCATTTGTATTTGAATCAGAATTTCCACGAACAATCGCCTCAATAGAACTCAATACTGATGGGTTTTCTTTTATAGATTTTAACCACATTGGACCCGCATATGTAAATGTTCGGTCTATGTTGTCTAAAAATCTCTTATCTGCAATAGAAGAAAGCACACTTCCAATATCACCACTTGGTTGTATAAATTGTGGATTTCTTGCATAATTGCACAGATAAAATAAATCTGGAGCATATGCACCTACTAATTTTTTACCTCTATTTGTTGCATTTGGTCCAACCGAAACATAAACTGTTGGATCAATAGTTCTTGATATAATATGATCCAACAAATTTACAGATGAAAACTGTCTGAATTGTGAGTTGAATGGGTTTCCGGATGTTATTTGGCAATTACCTTTTGGATTTTGACCATCGGGAACTATTATATCATATCTTTTTAATAAAGTATTGTAATTTGTTGTAAGTTCTGATAAATCGAAATGATATTCGTAATTTAATTTTTTTGATTTACCATCACCACAATCTTCAACAACATAAGATAATTTTGACGTTGTAATTCTAGTCCATGGAATCACAACATGAGTTTCTTCTGCCTTGTAAACATCTGCTCCATTTGAGAAATCATTTCCGCACGGATCTATTACTCTCGGAACATTTATAGAACAACAACGATGTAGTCTAACTTCCAAATCACAAGGATTGTTTATTGTATAACTTTTTCCATTGTGTATTACAGTTCTTGTTCCTGGATTCTGAACTTGTCTTGATTCCAAATAAAAAGTACATCTATTCGCATTATCAACTGGAATTGATAATGTTTTTGGATCAGGAGCAGTAAATTGTTGTCCTCCTCCAGGAGCTCTTTGATCATTAGTAACATTTATCCCACCACCACCTGCACCACCAGGAGATCTTGGTCCATCCCAAAGTAAATCAGTATCTCTTGGGTTTTTACCTTGAATTTTATCAGTCAAAAGTATTCTTCTCAATTCGGCCATTGCCTTATATTCCCAAGAATTTGCATCAACCCCTCTTTGAACCAAAGCACCCAAATTTCCAAATGAATTTATTATACCAAGTGGTTCGTCACCTAAAAGTGTATTATATTCTTCTACCCAATCTCCAAAAGATCTTGAAAATCTCGCAATACTTGAATCCAATGCAAGTGGATTATTGTCTATTAAATAACGATAATAAACATTGAATAATTGATTGAATGATTGTAATAAAATTTTTGCTAAATTTTCTCTAGGTTGATTTGTAAGAGTTGCAGTATTATTTTGTAATCCAAGAGAACCTGGTAGAGTGTTAAGACCGGGAGTAGTCATTCCTGTTAAACCAGCAAAATTAGTAACAGTTGTTCCAATGGTATTTGGCATTGAATCAATTTCTAATTTTATTGCAGATATACTTTGATCCAGTATCTCAATATCGTTATTCCATATTGCAGTACCAGCGGCCCTTAATAAGGCGATAAGTGACGGTGAAAAATACTTAATATCCATATGTTATTTTGCCTTAGTAATCAAGTTTTATTTTAATAGTAATTTCTTTATCGAATGTCTTTGCAATAGGTTGATTCAATTTTGCAACTCCAAGCAAATTAAATGAATCATCATAAAGACCAACAGTTGTGATATAAACTCTTGGATCGTTATACATTCCAGGCCATCTCAATTCATTTTGACTACCCGAATAAAAACTCGGATTTTGAGTATAATTGAGTTCATTGTTAAAAATTCTAACATAGTAATATGTTGCTGCAATGACTTCTGATGTTTTTGCTACAAAAGATCCACTATCAGGTTCAAGATCCATAGCACCACTAATTGCAAGGTATAATCTAAAATTATTATCAGCACCACCGCCAAATTCTGTTCCAGAACCAGCAGAAGTTCTTGCAGTTGAGAAAGATGCAGATGCATCAAGAGCTTTTCCGTTTAGTATAATCACACCATGGTCTGGATAAAATAATCCCCAAGGAGTTGTATCACTTGTATTTATACCGTCATCAAGACTACCACTTCTAACAAAATATACTCTATCACCAACACTTGATAATTCGGTGGTAGATGCACCAGAATCATCAATCAAAGAAATTATTTTATTTGAAGAAGATACTACAACTTGACCAAGTTTTGCACTACCAGTTCCATTTATTTCTGCCAAATTTAATTGCCATGTGTTTGTATCAATCTTATCTTTATATCTTGCCCTATCAACATTTATTGCGTAAACATATTCAGATTGTTCACCATTTTGAAAGGTAAACAAATTTTGGTTAGTCAATAAAAGTTGTTTATATTGAGAATAGTTTGCCTTAGTTGGATAATCTAACGGATCATATCCAAATGATCCAGTTGATGATCCACTACCCCTTGAATCACAATAAGCAATACTAAATTGTGATTGAGCACCTCCAACAGAATTAGGATCATTAAAAATCTGATAATAGTATCTTTTTTGATTTTCTGTTTGGGTTGAACTTGTAGAAATTTTATTCAGTTCTGATAAACCGTCTGACCATAAAGGTGCCGTAACTACTTCACGTTGTGATGTTGAAACTGCATCACTAGCAAATTTTTTGAAAGCTGCTGAACTCATATTTAATACTCTAGTTTTACTGTTATTGATAATTCTTCATTTATATCATGTCTTAATGGTTGATTTAATTTTGCAACCGCAAGTAAATTCAAATCATCATCATATAAACCAATGCTTGTAACATAAACAGTTGGTTTTCCAGATTCTTGCATTGATTTTGCCCTCCATGATGGATATTTAATCAATCCTGTTGCTGGTAATTGTGATTGTTCATCTACTGTATTTGGTGGTAGAACAAATGTGGGATTATTTGATCCATAACCGTGTTGTGTTACAGGAACTCTAACATAGTAATGAGATTCGTTTTTAACATCAATAGAACGAGCGTTAAAACCATATGAATATATTGCAGCAGAACCACTCATTGCAACAAATAATTTATATGAATTGTCACCTAATATATTACTTCCTGTAACTGTATTAAATGATGCAGAAAGATTTAATTTATCAGCATCGAGTAATAATATGCCCAAACTTGGATATACTATACCAAAACAATGAGGAGAAGATATATTGTGTATACCGTCTGATAAACTACCACTAACAATGTATCTTGGAATTGAAGTAGAAGTTCCACTTTCATCCACAGTTGTATTGTTTATATCACCAGAATCATCTATCAGTGAAATTACTTTTGGATTTGATCCAGAAATATGAACATTACTTCCAGTATGAACATTGTTTGCATATCCACTTCCAGACAACTCTGCTAGATTAAGTTGAAAATTACCTGGATCCAATTTATCGCCAAATTTATCACGATTTATTGTAATAGCATAAAAATGTGTAATTGGTGTTGCAGAACCCGATAACTTCAATCCACCTTCATCGCCATCAAGACATAATTGCTTAAATTGATTGTATATTGATTTTGAAGGAGTATCTCCAGATGTGCTTTCTACATTACTATTATTGTATTGTGATCCCGAACCGCTCACATGACCGTATGTAATTGAAAACATACGTTCATCATCGCAAGTCAAAGTATCAGAACTCCATATTTCATAATAGTATTGTTGTGATGAAGTTGTTTGAGTTGAACTCGTGTGAAACGTTAATAAATTACTTGTGGTAGCATCCCACATTGATCTAATTATGGGTGTGGTTATAGTCTGAGCACCACGACCAGTTGAAGACAAAGTATAGTCTACCTTTTTATAGATATTACTCATTTTTATTTCCTATGTTATGTCAAAACAATGTTGTTTTAAGAAAAATTTAATATGTAAACGTTACCGGTAATACCAATCTTGAACCAAACTTTTCATTTGTTATTATCAACTTTGTAGTTTTAACAATAGGCGTTGTTATTGTTGAAGATTTTGATATTGTGTTTCCTTGAACTACAAAACTCATTGATCTTTGTCCTGTTTTTGCATCAACAGTATCGGCAACTTGTGAATAAGTTATAGAATTACCAGACTCACTTCCACGTCTTGATGTATTTAATCCCGTTAATGTAACATATGTTTGATCTAATAAAGTAATTGTATATGTTTGTTCATCTGTTAATGAAACATTTCCTGTTGTTCCATTGAACTGATAAGTAGATATAGCAACGGTTTTATTTGGTAATGTTGCAGATGTTGTAGATATATTGTTACCAAAAATATCAACACTGGTTAAATTGTTTACTTCAGCAATATAAGGTATCGCTCTTGTTCCAGCAGGAAGTGTTATCAATTTATATTTCATAGATTGTGTTTCATCGGGAACGGCTTCTGTTATTGGCATATTTTCAATAACAACTCCAAAATAATCAGAACCAAGGCCGTGTTGAGGGTTCCATAAATCATAATCAATCTCATCATCGGAAAGTGCAAATTGTGTAATGTTAAAATTACCTTGTCCCTTTGCAAGCAATTCTCTACCTTTTTTTGTAAGAACCGCATCAACTGTTATGGTTCCGTTATTACTTAAATAACCCATTTTGTTACTCCTTCTTTTTAATAGTTAAAACTTTTTTCAATATACAAGATCCCATTTGATGGGTATAGTTTCAAATATAAATATGTGTTTACGAACAATTTATACTAAAATATATGATATTTTTAATTATTCAACTTTGTAAACAACATCTTCTTCAAGTTTCGATGTTAATACAATAACAACTGGACCACCATCTGGAGTTACTGCAGGAATTGCAGGTTGATTTATACCTTCACCATTTTTACCTGCAAGTTTTGTTCCTAAAAATCTGTGATTTTTAATTCCTGTTGGTAATTTTTCAGAGTTCATATGACTTGATGATATGAACAAATATGAAGTTGGTTCATCTTTAGCATAACTTTCATATGTAGAATAAATTGGACTAAATGTTTTGTAAAAACCGTCTTCTCTTTGATTTTCTATTTGTTCAAAGTGAGCAGTTTTCTTTTCAATAGAGTTATATCCTATTGGTGTTTTGTTTTCAATTAAAATATAATTTGAAGATTTGGGTAAAATAGATATACCACCCGGTAAAATTTGTCCAGTAACAGATACATTTTGATTTGAAATAGGACTTGGGGTAAACCAAATTTGTCCAGTTGAAAACTTTGCCTTTGTTGCACTTATTGTTGTTTCTAATGTTTTCATCATTGGTATTATGTTTTTAATACCAGATTGTAAAAATGTTTGAAGTGGTTTTTTATATTTACCATAAACTTTTTTTATAGGTGTATCTATTTTTGTTTTTTTATTATGCAATTTAGTTTTAACACCTATTCCGATATTACCTTCGCCTTCTGCCTCATCTATTTCAGTTACAAAAGTTGATTCTACTTCATAATCGGTGGAAATTTCAGCAAAATTACTTCCAAAATTTTCATCAAATCCAATCATTAAAGTTGTTTTATTTTTATTCAATGAAACAGATGGTGTTGGTGTTTTTGATACATCATTTGTATCTATTGATTGAAAATTTTCAGCAGAAAAATCTCTATTCAATTTTACTTTAGATCTTTCCAAAACATTTGGTTCAATCACCAATCCAAGTATTTCATTTACTCTCAATGGTAAAGTCTGACGAATTTGATCAAATACACTAAAATCAAATATAGAAATCAAACGAACATAAGCAGTAAAATCATTTTTATTTGGATATTTCTTCCAATACTCATTTGAAAGTTGTTTTAGATCTGGATATTCTGACAAATTTGAGGAATAGTAATCTCCAATATAGTCATCTAAATTTGTATAACCAAGTGCCTCATAAATATCCTCATTTATTATATGTTGAGGAGAAAATGCAACCATCAATTTATTAGAATCTATTGAAAATTTATCAAATTGTGATACTGCAGAAGATTCATCCATTTTTAATGGAGCTTGTAGAGATGCAGATTCGATTCTAACCTTTTCAGAAAAAGGTGTATTGTTACCTACACTTATCACTTCCATGTTATAGTTTTCAACAATACTTTCAAATGCACCAGAATTAAAACCAATAAAGTTTGCAACTTTTGATGAACTATAAAATGTATTTTTTGATTGGTCTGGATGTGAACTTGCTAAACTTGTAGTTGCAGCAATATCAAATTTTTGCCAAAATTTCCATTGACCTTGTAAATCGTAAAATGAAGATGTTTGAGTATTTCCATTGTAAGCACGAGCGGATAAAACATGATTATCAAATGATTCATCTTTTAATTGGTTTGTCCAATATCTTAATTCAAATATAGAACCAGATAGTATTTTATTTGTTTCAAAATTTGATCCAGAACCTATGAATAAAGTACCATTAGATGACCATGCTCTATTGAATAAAGATTCTGTTGATCCATTTATTGATATACTTGCAGATCTTTCTACTGCAATCTTGCCATACTTTGAAGTTTTTAGTATAAAATCATAAGTTTGATTACTTGATATTGTGTCATTTGAACTATATCTACGAATCATTATGTTCAACGGAATATCATCATACAAGTATTCATCTATAATTGATGCACTTTTGTATGTTGATCCATCGCTCAAATAAAATGTAAGAGTACCTTTTTCAATATCAGTTCCATTTTTATTTGCAGTTACAAACCAATCTACTCTGCTTCCACTTTGTTTCTGTAATATAGTTTGTATTGGATCCAAAACATATTCATACAATCTGTCAGGTTCCATTCTCCATCTAAATGTAACTGTATCTGGATATTGCCATTGACTGTTTTCATTATTTACTTTTTCCCAAGGAACACTTACATAATGATTATGAGTTGGTAATGGGTAACTACCTGAAAAGTTTAGATAGTATGTATGTTTTTCCCATTCAAATTTTGGTTTATCGCCAAAATCTGCATTGTCAGGACCACCAAATTCTCTAATTGTTAAAAGTGTTTGTGGAATACCGTAGGCAGACAAAAGTGCCTTTATTGCTCTTGATGTTCCTTTTGTTTTGTAAACATACGGTAAAGTATTTAGTATTCTTCTCCAAACTTCTTTTGTCCTTTCTTCATCGGTTTTTGTAAGATATTTATTTGTAATAGTTTTGCCAGTCCAAATTGCTTCACCACTACCGCTTACACCAAGAGCATATTCCCAAAGATCCTTTGCTTGTGTTCCATGTGTTAATGTCCAACCTAAATTTCTTGTTGCATCGTAAATTAAATCTTGTGATAACCCGTCTTTTGGATTTTCTTTTCTTTCATTTTTTCTCAATATATGATCAGTATACAAATACATTACATCAAAGTGATGACCAACCATATTTACAAATGTTGTAAATTGTTCACTTTGTCCATCATCTCTGATATATTCTGGAATTGCTTTGTTCAATGCATTGTAATTTTTCAAATCATAGTTTGATGCAGAAACTATTAAGTTTTCATACCAAGTTTGAACTTCATTTGATAATATAGAATATAAATTATACTTCCCTTCTTTTGTTGATATATCGTAATTACTTGCAGTTATATCCAATTCATATTTTGGATATGGAGTAATTGATGATGAAGTTTGTGATGAATAATAATTACTTGAAGTTGTTTCATAGTATAACCATTTCTCAAAATTATCAAATCCGGATATTAGTTTGTCTTTCAAACCTTTTAATTTAGTTACATTTGCCTCTACTGATCCAGTATAAGTGTTCAATAAAGAAAGTTGTGTATTGTAATTTTCTACCAAACCTATTTTGTAAAAAAAGTTTTCAACTCTTTCTTCAGCAGATGAATAAAATACAAAATTTTCAAACTCTCTAAAATCAATGTTCAGATTTACTGACGATCCACTATTAAGAACATATCTGTTCAATATCTCTTGGGATGTTTGAACATTGGTTGATAATAAATCATTCCATGATTTGTAATCAGTTTCCGTTGATAACCAGTAATCATAATTTACTTCAAAATTAGGTCCTTTAATAAATGGAATACCTTTTTCTTCTTCTTGTGTCAATATATCAACGGTATCTATCCAAGGTTTTAATGTTTGTCTTCCAACCCAACATTCATAGTATAAATCTATTTCTCTCGGTAATGGATCATATAACTTTACATAAAAGAAATTAGCATCACCGTCAGTAGCAACATTGATAACATCAACTATCATGTTTTCACCAAAGTTCAAAACTATTGGTGGCATATAGTAAGAATCTTTTAAGTAATCCAAAACAAATTTTGTTAATTCTTGTTTTGCAGATTCATTTTCAAGTTGTTTTATCGCAAGTCTTAATTCTTTTCTATCGGGAGATATATCTGATATGAACACTCTATTTGGTGCATTTGAAGGACCACCTACCAAACTGTTCATAAAATTGTATACAATTTTATATTTTCCAGTTGGTAATTTTAAGTTTTCGTGTAAATGTTTATGAACATCTACTATTGCATACTTTCGGTCATAAACTCGTCTTTCCCCATCTACTAAAAAAGTTTCTTCTCGTGTTTCGATTACAAAAGGAATATCATATAATGAACCACCCTCAATATAAGTTCCATTTTCTAAAAAAACATGAAGTTCAATACTGGTAGGATCTTCAACAGCAGTAGTTGCGTTAAGAATAGGAACAACCAATTTTCTTCTTAAATTCTGTTCTCTAAATCTGTTACCACGGATAAAACTTTTGGTAGCAAGTATTTCTTCTATATTTGAATATCTAAAATTATTCATTGTAACTTGTTATTATATTGGGAATACTTTTTCAAATGCCGATTTTGCATTATCGTCTTCTGAAATATCACTTATTTTGTCATTTGCCTCTTCCATTCTAAACAATGATGCATCTGCTTTATTATTTGCATCCGTTGCTTGATTTGCCGCATCACTTGATTTGGTATCTACATCTTGTAGTAAACTTTCTTGTCTTACTATATCACTTTGTATTCCACCAATATCATTTTGTACACCACTTAAATTTTGAGATACATCATTAAACTGTGATTGCAAATTTGTTATCTCTGCAGTTTTATCGGCAACATTTAATAAAGAGTTCTTCAAATCTTGTGCAGATTGAATTGATTGTTCTCTTTGTTTTGCAACTTCAAGTTCTGTTCTAAACAGTATTTCGTCTGCTTGTTGTTGTAATGATATATTTGCCTCTCTCAATCTGTCATTTCTATTTATTGCAACATTTCTTTCGTAAGCAATAGATGCCAATACATCATCAAAATTGTTGATACTTTGTAATTGATCACTTATTATAGAATCCTTTTGTTCTAATTGTGCCTGCAATTCATCAATTTTTGATTGTAAAGCAAATGTACTATCACTATCAGTATCTATCAAATTTCCTATACTTTTAAGGTATTCTTTTGCTGCGAGTGCCTGAATTTGTTCCGGTAATAAATTTGGTGGTTGTGGTTGACCAGTGATTCTCTCAAATTCTCCAGGAAGAAGCGATTGATCTTTAATTGCAGATATTTTTTGAGATACAACTCTTTCTGCATTTATTGCATCTGGCAAAGAAGAAAATTTTACATTTACAAAATTTACAAAATCACTTCTAATATATCTACCATCGAGTAATGCAACATCAAGTACCCCTTCATTTTTTTTATCACTAATTGGTGTATAACTTATTATTCTTCCATTTTCAGGATCTCTTTTTAACATTGCCATGATTATCTCGTAACCTTAAAGTAGTAATTATTATCAAACATTTCTACAACATCACCACCATCTCTTTCAACTTTTATTACAACTCTATAAAATCTTTCAGGTTGAAATGCATTCATCCATAGATTGAAATAATTTCCACTTTCGTCACAACTTATTTTTGAACCAGTTGAGTTAAATGGCAAGATTGCCTCATCTGTGTGGGCATCTCTAATTTCGTAATAAGATGAAGACGGTAAGTGATAATTTATCATATGATAAGATTGTGTTGTATAACTTCTTTGTGGAAATCTTTCATTTGCATATATTCTAATTTTTGCCTTTTCATCTTGGGAATAAAACTTTTTCATTTTAACATTTAAGTTTAGACTATTTTCACCAACTTCTGTTAAACTTCCTGTTACAAATGACTGATCATCCCAAATAACGTGGATTCTTGGAACATATATTGTATTACTATCAGTTGCAAAAAACTTCAAACTGTTGATAGTTTCAAACGAAGATTCCAATTCATTACTAAACTTCAAAATTAGTCCATCGTTATTAAATCTTCCCGAACCAGTAATCCATTTACTAAAAATAGATGTAACATCCATATAAACATCTTGTGTTTCAAAAGAGAATGATTGTGTACATTCAACATTATCGTAATCCCACCAAGTTCCACCACCTTCTTTTGAAAAATAAGATGATGTAACTGTTGCAGTTGGTACATTATTTCCCCATATTCCGTCATCTTGAATCCATGTTTCCGATACATCATCCCATTCTAAACTAGCAGTTGTTGGGGGTATATCCCATTCTGTTCCAACATTTGCTGATGTTCTATATCGCCATGATACACCATCGTTTACTATTGGATTGTTTACAAATCTTCCAGTTCCATTTGTCCAAGAAGATGATACAGGATATGCATATAAAGTATATTCTTGTGGAATTTCTCTAACTTCAGCAGTTTTTAATATGAGATAGTACCTTGCATTTTCAGGAATTTTTCCTGCACTCACTTGTTCTTCGATTTGACTTGTATCAAATTTCATCAGAACTCTACTATTATACCTTGATGCAGTGCCAATTAGTATATGTGAAACTTCTAATATAGAATCAAGACCGGTATTTTTTGATTCCGTTCTTTCGTATATTGTTGCATCTTTTTCTGGGTATATTACATATATCATCCAAATGCCCTCACTTTACCAATAATATCATTATCTGGATATTTTATTTCAAATATAGAAGGATCAAGTGAGGGAAAAATTATTCCATCTTTTGTTGCTTCTTGTATATTATATGCGTGTTGTGAATAACCAAGAGTTGTGTCATACAAGTTTTTAATTTTTACATCAACAACAGTTTGAACCCCTTCTACTTTATCCAATTCGGTAAATATATTACTTATTACAATAGGTTGGTTTATTTGCCATTTTTTTATATCAAAGTATTTTTTAAGAGCATTTATACATCGAAGAATTACTTGATTGCTATTTTGATCAGGTAATATGATAACATCAAATTCAATACCTATGTTTATTATGTATGCATCTCTTATATTAACAGCATCTGTAAGTATTCTGTGGTGATTTAGATATGTTTTCAAATTTTCTTTTGTTGCATCATTTATCATTGTAAGTTTTTGGTTTGAATCGTAACCAAGAACATAAAAATTTAATGCCAAGTCATTTTGAACTCTATCACTATTGTAAATTGCGTTTGAAATAAGCTGTGTATCTTTTGAAATATATGCCTTTGCAATAGAACCATATCTTGCTGGTAAACTATAAGCACGAATAATATAATCTTCTTTTGTTACTGCACGATTTTGTGAAGCAAAAGATGCGAGAGCATTTTGTCTGATTTCATTTATATCTTCTAAATCTTTTGCACCAACAGCAGGATTGGGATTTGTTACTGCTAAACTTGCAACCGCCTGTTGATATAAAACTGGATCCAATCCAGTTTCATCTAATAAAATTTCTCTTGTTATTACATTGGTTAATGTATCACTTGCAACATTATCATTTATACCATTTCCCGTTGTATAGTATACTGTAAGTGTTGTGTTATTTGGAGCCAATCCATAAGTTTTTGTATAAAGAAAATTTGATGGATCAATATCTGCAGATGTTGCTGTTTCAGTTCCAATCAATGAATTACCGACCAAATCTGGATTTGGAATTAAAAGTTCATCATCTAAATCGGAAACACCTGCACCAAATTGTATATCATACGTTCCAAGATCAACAGTTCTAATGGTAAATCGTCTAGAAACTTTTTTTAACTTTAATAAATACGGTGTTTCATTTCTGTGTTTTGATAGTGTTCTATCATTTCTTGATATGTTTACAACCGGATCGAAAATTGTATCAACTGCCAAATAAGGAACATTATACCAAACGTTATTGTCTGAATCTATACCATATAGTATTTCTATTAAATTTGGATCCTGTAATGTCACTCTATCGTATGGTTTTGGATCCGTAAATTCATAATTTATTGCTTGTATTGTTCCGGAAACAGCTTTTACAGATTTTTTTAATAACCAAAATAATACTTCTCCGTTTGCATCAACTTCAAATGGTGTAACTTCTGTTGGATCAAAACTACTACTAAATTTGAAATCAATGTAGTCTATTGTTCTAAATTCAACAGTAGTTCCTGTTCCAGATCCTACAACCATTCCAGGTTCTATTGCAAATGCATAAGAATAATCAGGAATAATAGAACTACCACTCGCAATGGCAGGAACTATTTGAAATACATCCAAACTTACAGTTGCAGCTATTCTATTTTTTGGCATATAACCAAGTGACTGTGCAATGTTTAATACATTGGTTCTTTCGCTAGAATGTAATATCATTGATTCTTGCAATGTAACATCGGTGTAATACGATAAAACATCTCCTACATAAGCTGCCATTTCTAAAAACATCATTCCAGGCGATGTTTCATTAAAATCTTGATATGTATTCGGAAAATAATTTTTAGCAAAATCAATAAGATTTTGTTTAAGAGAAGTAAAATCTCTTGATAAGTAACGAATATCTTTTTTAACTAAATCTGCCATTGTAGACTGCCTCTCTTATTTCTAATTCTCCGGTATCAGATATAAGTATTTGAATTGGTAAATAAATGTTTGTTGAACCAATTTGAACAACTAATTTGATTCTCACGGAATGTTCTTGTTCATCAATTCTTTGATCGTATGATGGAATTGTTGTTTCGAGTTCCGTAATTACCAAATAAGGCATCCATTCGGATATTGCCGATTCAATTTCCCCATTTATTGAATTTGTAAATGCATCTTCACTTGTTATATTTTCAAAAAGAACTGCACGTATATCTGTTCCAAATTCCGGAAGCATATACCGTTCACCCTTATTTGTCAGTAATAAATTTTTTAAGTTAGAAAAAACTTGTTCATGGTTTGTAAAACTTTGATTAAAAATTCCACTCGGTTTATTGAATGGAATAGTTATCCCTATTGGTTTTGTTAATTGAATATCAACATTAGGGGTGTTTACAACTACTCGTTTTCTTCTATAAAGTGCCAATTATCATCTCCCTTTCTTTTCATCTATTGCTTTCATAAGAGCCGAATAATCTTTTGTCAATGCATCCATTACATTTTCTGGTATATCATTGGAAGAATATCCTTGTGGAATAGCAGCGCTTTGATTTGAATAACCAAAATTTTCAGCCATATCTGATGTAAAGGTAAATTCTCTTTCCATTTCCATACTTTCGTTTAATGTTCTTTTTGTTTCATTCAAAATATCTTGTATTGAATTAAATTTAGAATTACTTGCAGTAGGTTTTTTTACCGCAGGTTTTTTACCATTGTATTGTTCTTTATACAATTTCATTCCGTGCTCTATTTCTTTTGTTTGAGATGATTTGGAAACAGAATTTTTAGGTATTTTTTTTTCTAAAGCATAATCAATTTCTTCTCTTATTATGCTACGAATTTTTTTGAAAAAATTTTCACTATCCATGCTATAAACCTTTTTATTTGTTTAACTTTACAATAAATATCTATTACAAAAATATATCATGATCTATTTTCTTGAATAAAATAATGCACGTTTATCACCATTAAGCATATCTGCCGGTTTTAATTTTGCAGATGCCCACAAATCTGTTGTGTATGCACTCCATAGTTGAACTTGAATTTTATCAGGTGCCTGGAGATGTGCCCATTCTCGCCAACCCCATTCATGTGCACCACCTTTTGCTGGTCCTTGTTTGACATCCAACGGCCATTTATCTGGATATTTTCCTTTACCAAAAACATCCTGTCCCCAATCTATATTATGTAATCCAAATGATGGCAAAACAGGAGCACCGTGTTTACGGTCTGCTGTAGTTGCTGGAAATCCATATTGGTCTATGAATTTTTTTGGATTTCTGGCTATATTCAATTTTAAGTTGTATAATTCTTGTCCATAATCACTAAAAAACATAGCAGCACCTGTGCACGGTGGTACATTTGCACCATAAACTGGAACAGTATTTCCTTTTGCACAATAATTTGGTATCTGTCCTTTTACAGTATTGTACGTTGGAAATGGTGTTAAACCTGGAACAGGACCACTTGGTCTACGACCATCAACAACATCAGTATATTCTGGATGATGAAATGTTATATCATTTCCAAGTAATGCAGCGTGTAAACTTGAAGTAGAACGTCCTGGACCTCCTGCCTTGGTATCTGCTAAAGATCTACTTTGTCCTAAATTTCCTATAGCAAAATCTTTCCAAATAACATTTCCTTTTTTTGCACCTTGTGTTATTACATATCTTTTCAAAACATGAGACCATAATACCAATATCCAACCCAATGATTGGCCATAAACATTTTGTTTTGATCCACCCGCAAAAACTCTTTGTCCAGCAGGAACTACTATGTTTGGTGGTGGTGATGATGCACCTAATCCACCTGCACCTGCACCTACAACTGTACCAGTTGATCCTCCTGTATCTGTTTGAACTGGTGCCGCCTGGGGTTTGTATTTTATTTTTTCTCGTATAAAATTGAATAATCTTCCAGTAAGTTTTTCAGGTTGATTATCTATTTCTTTTATGTATTTATCCATAATTTCAGAAATATAAAACTTTGTATTCAAACCACCTTCTCTTTGATCCTCCGATGGTGAAGATTTTACTTTTGAAATTACAACCGATCCATTTATCCAAGAATCAGATTGTAAACCGGCAATTTCATGTATACTTGTTGTTTTTACTGCAATATGTGATCCAATTTCAGCAGTAGAATCGCCTTTGTATGGTTTTGTATCACCACCTATTGTAATCATTTCTCCAGTTTCATCTAAATATGCTAGAACTTCTGCTCTACATTTTATACTCTGTGATGTATGATGTGGAATGGTAGAAACTATTGCCAACTTCCAATTTAATTCAATTATTTTTTTAAGTAATTTTTCACCTTTTGGTGTAAATTTTCCGTCTTTTGTAAAATGATAATCTACAATAAAAATGGCAATATCACCATCTTGTAATTTTTCATCTGCATTTAGATACGTTGGTTGGAACCACAATTTACTTGGTTTGAATATACCGTCTTGTTTACTATTTGCAAGCATTTCTTTCCATGACCAGTCTTTTTCTTTTTTTACTTTTTCTTTTGCAACTTTTTTATTTTTTGCTTTAGTGTTCACCGTTTCAGTAGAATTTCCACTTGTTCCACTTGTTCCACTTGTGCCGGATGTTCCAGATGTTCCAGAATTGTCAGAGCCAGATACAGCAGTTTCGATATATCCTGGAATGTTTACTAATTTACCACCACCTTTACCACCGGCAAGAATTGTTTGATGATATTGATCAACACTAATATCTATACCAGCAAATGTTGTATATCCTGAACTATTAAGACAATGTTTTACCCATATACCATCCCATTTTGGCCAATGTTGCCAACTTGAATCTTTATTTGCCTTTTCAGTTGTAATAGTATTTGTCCCACTACCAATACCCAAACTTTTACCACGATTTATTACTGTTTTTTCTGGCAAAATAGTCATGTGTAATTCATTTCCGGCTTCAAATGTATAACCTATGTTTTGATTAAATACACCAACATCGTATGTATTCAAAAGTATTGGAATATCCCAAACCGATTTAATATCACCTTGACCATTTATTAAATTTTTCCAACTACCATTTACCGTTGGTTTTGGATCTAAATCTCCAGATTGTTTTGATCCACTAACAGATGCAGATACAGGAAGATCAACAGGAGGCCAATATGGTATCAACGATGTTATTAAATTTTTTGAATTTTGAGTTATAGTTGATTCAAATTTTTCAGAACCAAACCCAAGACCCTCATTTGGTCTATATGCCCAATATCTTTTATACCACTTATTTTTCTTATTAACCATTTCTTCAAGAGTTGCTGGCAATCCCTCTTTCGATGGTCTCTGATAAAATCTATGATTTAATCCACCGTCACTACGAATCGGTGTATCTCTTTTTGGTGGTGGAACTGGATCAAAAGCAACATCACCGGCACCATTAGGACCTTCGTTTGATTTTAATTTACCATCTAATTTGTCCATATCAGTACAAACTGCAGATGCGGCAGCAGGCTGAGTTGCTCCATTATTTGTAACATCTGTTGTTCCGGTTGTTGTGCTTACAACAGGAGTTGCTATTGGATTCGTAGATGATACTGGAACCGAAACTGTTTGGTTTGTTTGGCCGAACAGACTACCAAAATGAAATGTTTTTTTCTGACGATCCGCAAGTCCATTTGTTCCACCGTTTACAAATTTTGATATAGGTAGAATAGTATTATTATTTATACCTTGATCAGCAACACCAAAAAATTTAGGTCTTTGTTCTAAAAAATACCAACCGGCAGAACTCCACAGATATTGTGGTTGAAGAACTTTTCTAGCAGCATCTAATGTAGAAGTAAAATCAACACCAGTCTTTTTTTGAAATAAAGTGTAATTATGTCTTCCTGTTAATTGAACAAATCCTCTGCCCTTAAATTTTGGTCCATCTCCCGGTTGTTTATTACCTAAATCAGATCTACCATTATATTTTTCTCCACTTGCAATTTCTTCTTCATAAAAATAATTACCAGTTTCATGCGCGGTTTGACCTAAAAAATGAACCAATCTAAAAGTATTTGTCATTTTATATGCACCAAGGATAGCAGGTAATGCCTGTAAAAATAATTTTTTATCCGTTTTATTTTTACTGGTTCCATTAAAAGCTGGATCGTTCATCAAAGGTGAAATACTTACTGCCATTTAATTCTCCAAATTATGTTGTTTTCCATTTTCCACCTTTAAGATAACCTGCGGCTGCAAGATTTTCTAATTTTCCATATCCATTAACTGGTCTTGCTCTTCCAGTATGTGGCATTCTACCTGCGTGTTTGAATTTCATGCCTTCATTATTTTTATATCTACGCATGGCAACTGCATCACCCATATTACCTTCTATTGTTAAAATTCCGCCATTTGATGATACGGAAACTACTATACCAACATGGCCACTTCTTCCACCGCAACATTTCCACATTATATCACCTGGTTCAGGAATTGTACTTACAGGTGGATTATTTCCAGTAACAGATGCAGATGCACCAAGAGTAATTGGACAGGTATTTTTTGCACCAACAACTTTACACGCCTCATTAACACAAACCGTTGTAAATAGTGCACACCACATATCCGGTGCCATTCCTGATTTATTTGGGAATTTTTGTCTCAAACTTGTCAATGCACTATCTATTGCACGGTTATCGTTTTCCCATTTTTGTCCTGGTGGTTTCAGTTGTAAAAAATCAACGGCCTGATTTACTATTTCTTTTTGTAATTCTGTAAGATTTCCTGGCGTTGGTGTGGTTGCTTGTACATTTGGTATAGTACCACCAGTAGTTGGTGTTGTTACATTTTTTACGGTTGTTCCAGTAGGAACGATTGATTGTTGTCCTGTTCCGGGATCAGTATTCACTAATGTTCCTACATTTCCTGTTGCAGGATCAATACACGCACCTGCAATACCACCTCCTTCATATAATGTATCGGATGGAAGTTCACTAGAAATTTGTTCATATAATCCAAGTGCAATATCAGACCAATCGTTTTGTCTAGTATCTATTGTAATAAATTCTTCTTCCTCTTGTGTTGTAGGTCTATATTCAAGGAGTTGCCGTCTATATGGTCCAATTACTTCTGCACCTTCAAGACTTTCTTCAACTCTATCTGTTTCCGTTGTTAAATCTGTTACTTCTGCCATGTATTTTCTCTAATTACTTATTTAATGAAACTGTTTTTGCTCCAGTTCTTTGTTGTACTTCTTCAAGATTAAACCTTTCTGTGTTCTTCTGACCATCCAATCTGATTTCATTTCCAACTCTTACTATGGCGTTAGCAAATAAATCAATATGACGTAAATCATTTGAACGAACATCCATTGTCCCTTTAATATCCAAAGCAGTTCCGGCAAAACTTTTTAAGGTTGTATCAGTACATAACATACCTCTACCAAATATAGTAACCTCTTGTTGTCTACCTGTTTCTAGCGATTGCAATGGATTATTAGAACAATTAAACAATGAATCGTTACGAGATGCACCTATTGTAAATGCAACGCCTTTTATACTTTCAAGTTTATTATTTGAACATCTATAATTCCATCCAACTTCATTTGGTCCACCAACTAAATTTGTCAATTCATTATTTGAACAATCAAATTCACCACCGATAATTTCAGGACAATTTTCTAATGTTTTCAATCCTATATTTTTACATACAAAATTTCCATTTACTTTTGTAAATTTAACTGGTATCTTTCCATTTACCAAATCTTCACGCTTAAATTCCAAACTACCATTGTAATCAAATCTTGTACCTGCCGGTGTTTCTGTTTTTATTATCAATCTTTCGTTTATAGTTGGTATTACAATAGCGGCAGGAATTTGACCTGTTGCATTTGTTTCAAGACTGGATGCATCCGGTTCAGTTGGAACCTTACCATCAGATGAATCGCCTGCCCAATCACCTGTATCAGATGAGTATGATGTTTTTATTGTTGTTGCGTATAACTTATCTGAAACATTCAATGCCTTTATCAATTCTTCCTCTTTCAAACCATGTTCTTCCAAATAATCATCAATAATTTTTGGATTTAGATCTCTATCGGTATACAATTTATTTGCATGGTCATATAATGAATTTTTTAATGAATTTGATTGTTCATCCAACTCTCTATATTGTTTTAATTGATCCATAACGTTTCTACATTCAAGAACAGCAGCTTCTTCTGTTCCAAATCCTAAAGCAACTGCAGCAACTTTTTGTATTCTGTAATCCATATTTGAAAAATTTTGTAAAAAATTAGGTAAACCCAAATCTTGTCCAGGTGTTAATTCGGCCACGTTTGGAGAAACCATCTCCATTATTTTTCGACCAAGTAATTGTTTTGCATTTTCTTCTGCTAATCTTCTAACATTTTCATCGTTTGAAAGAAGTTGTAATGATATTGGCATTACATCGTCTAACATATCAGTTGGTATAAAATTATCTAATGCAAATTTTTCTTTGAATGCAAAATCCATATTCATAAATTGTTCTATGGATGTGATGTCTGATAATGATCTTACATTTTCAGCTGTATTTAACATTTTTTCAAGATTTGCTTCCGATATACCAAGTTGTTCGGATAATAACCCCAATACTTCAGGAGTTTTAGCAACATCATAAAGATTGGTATTTTCCAATTCACCTAATAACATTTGTTTTGTAGAATTTATATCACCACCAATTAAACCTCTAGCATCAATTTTATCTGTAATGTTTATCAGTTTATTTAGACTGCGTTTACTTATTCCAATAGAAGTTGCTGCAGTTTCTAATTTATTCAATGATAACGTTTTCAAATCATTAAAATTAGATATACCGGATAAAATAGTGCTACTCACACTACTTAAAAATCCTGATGTTTCTTTTTTTACTTCTTCTGTTTTGTTCAATTCTTCTGATATATTTTTACCATCATTTATTTTTGAAAACATTTGTGCAACGGTATCTTCTTTTTTTATTTCTACTGGTTGATTTTTTTTATCTTCAATAGGACAAGTATCATCACCAATATAAACATTATTTTTAATATAGTATTGTGCTCCTTCGGATCCATTCCAAGTTATTGCAGAACAAAATTCTCTACCAAATGATACAATTCTTGCTTCTTTTCTATATCTTGCAGCATTTTCAGTTGAATTTGGATCATTTGGACACTCTACAAATTCATATTTTTTTGGAAATGTTGTACCACTTGCCTCTATCTTTTCCCAACAAACTGAAAATATAAAATCTTTTTTATCTATTGTGTATGTAGATTTACCTGCCATGTATTACATCCAAATAAAATAATTTTGAAAAACCTTAATACTTAACATAAATAGAAAACGCACCAGTTGTTTCCTTTATTAAATTTTCATCTAACTGTTTACCATTTGTTTGTGAACCACCGCTAAATTGACCCTTTGATCTGTTTATTATTAGTGAAGTAACTCCTTCAAAAATAGTTTCATTTGTTAAATTACATTCCCTAACATTTAAGTATGCAATAGGTTTATCTTCTGTTGATTCAATTCCAGACAATGATTTTATACCAACATTTCCTTGTAATTCAAATTGACATCCGGATCCATATTGCTTTGGTATTCCATTCAAACTTTGTAAATTATTTCGCGATACATTGAATGATGCATCAACATAAGTTGGAGAACCTTCAAGATTTACCAAACTACATTTACTTGCATCAAAAAATACCGCCTTTTTAGGTCCACCAACAAGAGATGTTATATTTTTATTTTTACTACAATCAAACGAATCAACTTCTTGTGGAGCATTGGTTAATGATTTTAACCCTAAATTTGAACAAGTGAATATACCGTTTACATTTCCAAATGGTATTGGAATTTCCCTCAACACAGAACCATCTGGTTGATTAAATTTTTTCATGGGTTTATCTAATGTAAATTCTATATTTCCGGTATAATCCCATCTTCCATTTATCAATTTCATTTTTGTTTTGTCCAAACCTAATTCATTAAATGTTATTCCATTTGGAAACTCTGGAGAAATTGTATTTGGAATCACATCAGCGGTATTTGTTCCAGATGTTCCGGATGTTCCAGATGTTCCGGATGTTCCATTTGGTATAGATCCTAATAATGCCTGATCCATTATTTTAATCCTTTCTTCTGGTGATTTTCCAGCAAATTGTGAAAGATTTATTACCGTTGAATTTACAGTAAAGGTATCATCCAACCATGAAGTTTGTCCTAAATCATTGCCATCAGATTCAGTCCCTTTTGTATCAACTATGTATGTAACGCCTTTATATTTTATAGATACACCCTTACTTCTAGTTCTAGATGAATAAATAATTTCAGGAGGATCTTGATCAATTTTTGTAGTATCTATTTGCGGTGTTTCATTTGGAGCTTTTTCTAAATTACCTTGTTCTGGATTTGCATCAGAATTATCTTTTGCCGCAGCAGAATCACCTGTTTTTGATTTTAAGTTTTCTAATATCTTTTTCTTTTGTTCTTCTATATTATCAATTTCTTTTGTTATAGTTACAACATTAGTAGCTGTTGGTGTAGCTGGATCATCATCAGTACCGAGAGGATCATTGTTTAATTCTTCCGTAGGTTTTACATAACCACTTTTTGTTTCTTCTCTTTTCTTTGCCTCATCTTGTTCTGCCTTCGATGGACCACCTGATTTTTCACAAACAAAAACCAAATCACTTGGTAATGATTTTAGACTTCCTCTTAATCCTTTTATTTTTGAAGCAACTGCACTAAAAGAACCTGCATTTATTGGAGGTCCTGATGGTCCTGTTCCAGTCGGATGGGTTTGTGATGTTATATGAGAACACAATTCTCCCAATGCATCACATAAATCACCTAACCATTGCATTGTTTTATCCCCCAATAAAACAGGAGAAACCGCATTTATTCCTAAATTTATACGAGAAGATTCAACTTCAACAACTTGACCACCATCAATAGTCACACCTTTATCACTTGATAATCCTATACCTTCAGCAGAGAATGCCATTATTTCTTGTTTTCTAGCATTCAATATAATTCTATCTGTTGCAATTAGTATTTGATTTCCTGCCCATTGATTTGTAGTATGTAAATCAACCTTTCTATTTTGTGCAGCAGCAAGTGCTTTTGATGCAGGTGTAAATTGTAGTTCATGTCCAGATGTCATCCAAATTGAAGAATCATCTTTATCTGGATTTTCTATTATGAATTGGTTGAATGGTTTATTTTCAGGATTTGTTCCATTAGAAATTATTAAAATTGGATTTCCGGTATCACCCAATCCCTTTTTCCATAATGGTCTTTGTGGATAAGATCTTCTTTCATCAATAGTTGAACCCAATCTTATTGATTGCCCCCATCTGCCTTCAATTATTATGTCTCCTGGATATGGTTGAATTGGGTATACATCTATACGCTCTGGAAATCCAGGATCTATTGTTTTTGTTACATTTAATTTATTTTCTACTTTATTCCAAGCACCATCTTCGGCATTTTTTCTTTTTTCTGTTTCTGTCTGTGTTGTCTGTGTTGTGAAGTCAGTAACACCAGGAATACCGTTGTGATGTATTGAGCTTTGAATTGATATGGGATTTGTATAGTAATACTCTTGTCCGGTTCGTAATGCACTATTATATGCAGTTGGACCTTTTATTAGCATAACAACTTCGCCTTTTATCGGGATGTTTTTTATATTAACATCAAGTGCACGAGCGGCAATTATATTATTTTGAGTTTGAGATCCGAACGAACCTAAAAGTTTACAATAAATGGTATACAGTTTTTCTTTATCTGCACCTGTAAAATCCACTCTGACAACTTCAGCAGGTACATTTTCAAATTCACTACCATTGATTATCGTTTTTTGTGCGTTCATCTGTAACAACTTCCTCTTGTTCTTCTTGAATTTGTTGAATACTTTTCATAAGTTCTTCTTTTTCATCATCTGTCAAGAACGAATTAGATTCTTCTGTTTTATTAGACATTGCTCTTTGAACAACTGCTGCCAATTTTACTAGATGTTCATCATTTTTAACAGAAACTTCCATAAAATCTTTTATTGCTGGCACTAAAATAGAAGCATCGCTTATGTTATTAAGCATCGGTTTTAAGTCAGCAATAAGTAAATTTATCTGACGATCTTTCTTTTTCTGATTATCGTAAATGTCTTTAAGTAAATCAGAAAATTTTTTATTGCCAAAAAGTTCTTGATCAAAGTTCATATCAATAAATATATCATTTGTTAATAATGTCTTGGATTTGATACCAAGTTAAATTTTCTATATTTCTTCCATCTTTATACTGTACATAAAGTTTGCTATAAATTTGTTTTACTCTCGTGATTACATTTGTAATATATTGAGAACTGACACCAGTTCTTTCCCTTACTAATATGTAAATTGCCTTCTTATTGTAATTTTCTATATTCTCTCTTGTCTTAAAAAGGTAAATTATAGAATCAGCAACTTGTATATCTCTTTGTTTGCTAAAAAACAACGCTAAATTTTTCTCAAAAACATTTACAAATATGTCTATAAAATCTCTCTTTTCTTCTATCAAATCCATTCTAACTTTTTCATTTACTATATTTCTTTCAATGTCTATTGCATCAATACCTTGACTTCTCTTAAAATGATAATAGTTTTTATTATTCTCTGCTATCAAATAATTTTTTGCAACAATAGAAAAATAAGAAAATGCTTTACCGTTTTCTGCTTTATACTTGTTTATTTTTTCATGTAAAAAAGCAATTACTTCATGTTTTACGTCTTCGTGTGAAACATCAAAATTGTAAAACTTAAAACGGTGAATCATAATTTCTGCGAGTTTGTAAAAAGCAGGATGTATTTTTTGAGTGTATAATAAGTTTTTTTGGAATTCATCATCTAGTTCATTGTAAAGAACTATTGCATTTTCAGTTTCTTTTGTAAAGTAAACATTTGGCTTTTTAGGACTTCTTTTTTGTTTCATAACCAACCTTCCTTATCAAAGGAAACATCTGCTTGATTTTGTCTTTCAAGAATACTTTTCTTTTCATCATCTATTGGGTTTTCACCAAAGTAAACTGCAATATCATTCATAATATCTTTCATTTCTTTGAAGAAATATCCAGTTTCATCATCTGCTTCAAACGAACCAATCCTATCTAATTGTCTTAAATAGGATTGTTGTGACCGTATTCTATTTCTTAATTCTGTTAAAAACTTTTCATTTTCTAATAGAGAATCAACACTTTCTTCTGCCATCTGTTCTAACTTCTCAAACTTTCTTGTTAAATTCATATTAACAAAAAGAGAAATACCCAAACATATAGTTAGTGCGATTATAGTTATCATCATATCAACCTCTCTTATGTTTTGGAGGAATAATTGCATCTATTACACCAAGATTTAGAGCATCTTTTGGTGTTATGTAATAATCCTTTATTGTGACATTTTTCCAAAATTCTACATCTTTATTTGAGTTTGATTTAAGTATTTCTAAAAGTATTTCTTCCAATTTTTCCATGTGTTGAACATTAGCTTTCATATCAGATGATTTACCGTAAATATCAGAACTAATTTCATGGAACATGATTGTAGAGTATTGTGATGCAGCTCGAACACCAGTTCCTGCACAGAGTATTAGAGCAGCAGCAGACATTGCCCTTCCTCTACATATAGTATTTACTTTTACATCAAGACTTTGGATATAATCAATAATACCAAGTGCTTCATATACCGAACCACCATCTGAATTTATTATTAAATTGATTGGATCATTTTTTTGTTCATCTTTTCTCATATGTAGTATTGCACGAATACGAGTGATAATGTCATATAAAGAACCATCCATTATTTCACCGAATAATAAAACAGAAGATGCTTCAACATCAATACCATAATCCATCTGTGTTGTTGCTTCTTTCCATCTAACAGGAATATCAGTTTCAACTTCTTTGGATTTATTGTTTACCGGTTTTTGTTCAACCGATTCTTCACCTTCATAAAAATCATTCATATAAAACTCCTTCGTTGAATAAATTTAAGACATTTTACACGTTTACACCTCTCCTATATCCTAAATCAGGACGAGAACTTTCTTGGTAAAATGCCATCTGTTCGTTTTGCTGATCTAATATAACATTTTCTTCCTTAACTTCCAAAGGTTTTTTTTCTTTTTTTAATTTTTGTTTTTTCTTAACAACAACATCTTGTATTTTTATTTCTTCGGATGGTAATATAACATCTACAACATCTTCCACAACTTCTTCTTTTTTAGTTGGTGGCGGAGAATCATCATCTTCTGGTGGAATTTGTTTTTCCAATTCCTTATGTCTTAAATGATTTGCTGCAATTACCAAACTAACTGCAAGTGGATCAAATACTGAAACTAATACTAATATGAACCAATTTACAATGATGTCCATAGGAGCACCAGTTAATCTACTCAAATAAAGCAGTGGTCCTATTTCAGAAGTAAATGTTGAATTTTCAAGAACTAATTTTTCTTGTTCCAATTTAGCAAGACTATCAGATAAACCAATAGATTTTTGATTTAGTTCCGATATTTCTTTGTTTAATGTTTGTGTAGAATTATCAACAGATTGGATATTTTTTTGTAAACCCTTTGTTCCCTTTTTCTGTGTTAATTGATTATTCAGAGAATTTTCTTGTGTTAATCTCAATTGATCATAAGATGATATTCTCTGCCCCTTTTGTTTTACTAGAGTATCTATTTGTGATTTTTGTTCAAGGAAGATTTCTTTCTTTTTATCAATCAATGCAATCTTATTTTGTGTTTCGTATATTTCTTTTGCAGTTTCTTGATAAGAATTAGTGAGATACCCGTAAACACCAACCGATGTTAATATCATAAGAATAACAGCGGAAGACATTAGATATACTTTGAAAGTGGTTTTTAGGGTTTTATAGTGGTCATGTAGGAATGTGATAACCACTAATTTAGAAAATTCCAGCATACCGGCCATCCCCACGATCGACCAAGAACCACCAGAAAATAGTTTGGATATACCATAAACAGAGTAGTATCCTGAAAATACTGCCAATCCGATAGCACAAAACCAGATTAGATTTTTCAGAGAGAATAATTTGTATGACATTTATATCCCAATCATTGTTCATAAATACATACAGATAAATATGAACTTTTGGGATTTTGAGTTAGATTCCGTATTCTGTTAGGTATCGTTTGAGAGCCAGTTCTTTTGCTTTACATTCTAACATAATATCAAGATCATGTCCGTATGTGTTGATTTTTTCCAATATGTAGTCTGCATGAGCTTGTGGTTTTTCTTTTGGATTACCAGTCTCTTTAAGTCTTGATGAAGAATAATGAACTGCAGGTGTAATACCTTCTGGCCATGTTGATATGGCAAGTTCAAGTGCTTGCTGTTCAGTCAAATCGCCAGTGCAAAATTGGTGGTGGTGATAATCAAATACAATGGGAATACCACAACATTCGTGAATTTTCATAAGGTCTTTAACCGAATACATATTTGGTTTATCATCATTCTCAATGGTAAGTCTTGAACGAACACTATGGGATAGTAATTGAAAGTTTTGACACCAACGGTCAAGTGAAGCGTTCTTGTCACCATAAACACCATTACAATGTATGTTGATTTTATTGTATGGTGTATGTGATAATCCCATCATGTCAAATACTTTACCGTGTAGTTCCAAATCAATTATGGTATTCTTTACAACATCAGGATTAGGTGAACACAAAACATTGAATGGTCCAGGATGACATGATAGACGAACACCATGTTCTTTTGCATAATCACCAATTCGTTTGAGGACAATCTTGATTTTATCAATATCTTTTAGTTGTTCCAAATCATATTCAGAACCCCAAGGAAATACATTAGAAGATGTGCGGAATAAGTAAATACCGTTTTGAACATTCCATTTGATAATCTTCTCCATATCAACAACATTCATATAGGCAAGTTCAGAACAGTAATCTAAACCTTTTTGTAGGAATGTTTTTTTAATCATGGAACGATTGGTAGTGATTTTATCTTTTGATAAAGTCATGTTTATACAGGCATATCCAAGTTTCATAGGTTGGCGTTAATGTTTAATGAATAATATATCAATATACAAAATTTATGAATGTGATCAAAGCAAAATAAAAAACCCCTACAAGTTGTAGGGGCTATTAGGGGTTTACCCTTTCCATTCCGAACAATGGATCAAGGTTTAACTCTATCACATGGAACTTTACCGGTTGCCTTCCAAAGATTCCAAAGTGTTAGTTGGTCTTTTCTCAATAATACCTCAATGTCAGTATGTAAGATTTTTACACATTCTGCCATTTTTAATTTATATTGTTTTTCCAAATCTCTTTGTGTTTGACGAAATTCAAAAGTAATTATTTGTATTTCTTTTTTTATTTCATCTGTTTTTTCAACACCACGATATTTTTCCAATTTAGCGTGATATTCTTGACGAAGTGTTATTACTGATTCTTGAAATTCTTTTTTACATTCAATTTCACATTGTCTTGATTCTTTGAGAATCAATCGTATTACACTATCTTGTTCTCTCGTCAATCCCAAGCAAGGCAATACTTTTTCGATGGGGATTCTTCTTTTTACAGAATCTTTTTGAACAGGTGTTCTTTTTTCAAACACAGTAGTATCTGGTGTTGGTAGTGGATTTTCATTACAGCCAATGAAAAACAAACTAAAAACTATTAAAATAAAACCAACATACTTTTTCATATTTTTCTCCAATCTTAAAAACATTGTTTATAGATATAATTATCCTTTCAACACTCTTTTTGTAGGTTTTTTTGCTTTTTTAACTTTTTCTTTGGCAACTTTAGCATTGTGTTCTTTGGCAAACTTTTTTACGTTTTCCCTTTCAATATCATCAGAGTGTTGATGAATGGTTTTGATAATCAACTTTTTGTCTTCTAGTTCAGTAAGAACTTCCGTAAACTTATTACGGTAATACAACCAAACACCACCACCGCCTATTAAAAAAGGCAAAACCGATTGCAATAATATTGCAAAAAAATGTTCTAACATATAGAACTCCTTTTATTTGTTAATACAAAAAATAAACTTATCTTCTGATAGTTTTTTTACTGTTAATTTGTTATACTTCGATAATAAATGTAATACTAAAAATCCTGTGTTGTATTCAAATTCTTCCGTATTTTTTACGTCTAATGTAAATACTAAATTATCGGAAAAACTTAAGCAACTCTTGATAACCATATCAATAAAAACATATTGTTTATCATTGTATATTGGTTTATCAAAGACTCCAGTAATTATTGTCCAATGATATTTTTCATAATCAATATTGTCTATAAATTCTTGCATAGATTCATTCACAGACACCCACGGATTATTTCTTTCACTTGGTTTGAAATCAGAAAATATTGTGTCTATTTCCTTTTTGGTATCTACCGCAGTATATGAAATATCCAACTCCAAATCTTCTAAAATTTTCAAAAAATCATTTCCGTATGCATACGCACCGAAATGTAAAACACTCTCACCATCACCTATACCACAATAAATAATTTCTTGAAGCATAGTGTAATCCAAATTACGATTATCTTTAATGTTTAATTCACTCATAACGTTATACTCCAATTCAATGAGTCTGATATGTTTGGGAAATTATTAACAAAAATAGTTTTTATACCCTCTGCAATTAAACGATGTTCCTTTTGTGTATCAGGAGAACAACGAAGATCCAAGTAGTGAATCCAACTACGAACAGAACCTTTCATATACATAGTTGTTTCCGTTGCAAGTGGAAGAACATCACGGGCAGTTTCTCGTGATATACCTTGTTTGATCAATTTATCATATAACATTTTTGAATTTGCAATGTGTTGTTTAATGTCACGATCTAAAGCAAAATCAGGAATAACTTCTTCTGAACTCTGTCTATTTGTTTTTCCTTGCCGTCTCAATTCTATGGATTGAACTTCTGTTGCAGTTGAATATCTTTGTGAAAATTCTTGGAAAGCAAAAGATTTATGACGAAGAATTTGAGCTGCAATACTTCTTCGAGTAACAATCTCAACTGTCATATCTACAAATTCAAATGGAGACCAATGTTTATGTTTAATTAGGTAGTTTATCAATTTTGGAGCAGTTTCCATATTCATCTGATTATCTGGATTACTTACTCTTGCAATATAAACTATCAATTCTTCTGGTGTAACTGTTGTGAATGAACCATCTTCGGTAAATTTAACTAATTCTGATGGGTTTGTGATCGAAACTAATCTTACGGACATAACTTATTTTTTACCTTTGTTTATCTTTACTAACTTAATGTTTATACCACTTTTATCTTCTGTGATGATAACTGTATGGTCACCTGAATACAACAACATGGTGAGCCATTTTAAAAATTTATTTATATCAGTATCTATTGGATCATTAAAGTTCTTATCTTTTCCTTTTAAGTTTTTTTTACCAAAAAAATCTTCTGGATTTTTTAACATTTCATCTTCAAATGTATCTTCTTCATCATTTTTAGGTAATTCAGATGGTGGCATCATGAAATCATCATCTTCTTCATCACCCATTTCTTCTTTTCGTTTATCTTTTATTTTTTTCATTATATCTTGTAAAACATAAAAATCATAAATTTGATTAAAGTTGTCTAAAAATCTACTTAATGCCTTTTTAGTCATCTTTTCATCTTTTCCTCCACGCAAGTCTACTTCATAGTAGTTAAGCATAGATTTTAATTTATGTTCTTGTTTTGTCATTATTTTTCCTTTTTATTGTATCTATGACTTCTATAAACTCATAATTACCGTTCTTGATTTGTTTCATAGAATAATCTTTCAGTTCCTTACAGATTTTTTGATTATTACTATATGCATTTGCCATTTCAATCATTGTTTGTTTATGTTCTATATGAGTTGGTTTCATTATCCCAAATCTCAATGCAACCCACATAGCAACAAACCCTAATATAAAAGATGATAGTATTTCCACCCACTTCTCCAAAATTGTAAACTTCATTTCAGATAAATAGACATGATACGAGAGAAAAATGGTCGGTATGTAAAAAATTGTCTCAAAAGTTTACTAAATTTGAGACAAAATTCTCTCGCATATCACTGATATTAACCAGTGATAAATCCCCTTGTTTTAAGGTCTTTGTAGACCATTTTTGAAACTTTATTCCAATAGTGCTTAGTAGCACCCTTTTTGTGTCCATTAGGACCGCCATTCCACTTCCGTGCAATGATTTCCATATCACTCATTGTGATGGTTTCCCAGTTAATGTTGGG